GCGAAGACTGATCTTCACCGGCGTGCACCGCCGGCGGATTTGATTGTGCTAACATTTGGTTTCCTCTCGAAGGATTCGCTTCACTAAGCCCGGGTGCAACCGGGCTTCTTCATTTCTGCTGCTCTGCGAGCATCTGCTCGTACTTCTCGCGGCTCATCACGTGGCCGGGTTCGATCGGCGCCGGCGGCGCGGTGTCTTCTGCATCGGGTTGATCCATCTACTCTCCTCATGTGATCCGGCGCAGGCCCGGGGCCTCGCGCCGAGGTCTCGTGGTATCGGTGGGGAACCGACTACTCCGCCAGTTGGCGAATCTCTTTCACGGGCATGCCCAGGTGCTCGTGGATACTCAGAATCAGGGTCGGGCCCAGGTCGGCGCCGGCGCGAAGCTTGCTGATCTGGCTCGGGTTCACGTCCAGCTCCCGCGCCAGCGCCGCGTCGCTCTTGATCTGGAAGCGCTCACGCAGCGTGTCCAGCAGCTTCGATACGTTTTTCAAGTCGTTTCCCTGGTGTTGTTGGTGGCGGCGCCATCCCGCCGCCTGGGTACTACCTACGTCGACCTGTGCTGGAGAAAACCCTTCTCGAGCTTCTCCACTGCTTCAGCCAGTTCGTTCCCGTCCTGCCGGTGGCGCGACTGCGCGCGCTCACGATCCGGGCCAGTAGCAGCCGCCTTCGCGCGCCGGCTCGACGCCCAGCTGCGCGCCTTCGCTACCACCTTGTCCCGCTCTTTCTGATCGTTCTCCTCGTCCATGCTTTCACCTCTTGTAATTCGCTTTTCGATGCACCCAAAACCCGGAATCCTTTAAACCCGCATTGGAGGCTTGACGGCGCCGCCACGGCCCCGGCGACCGTTCGCCGCTGGCCATGCCCGCGGCAGGCCCGGTTTAGGCATACGCCCTACCCCGACCGTCCGGGTACGATGTGCAGGGTCGAGTCCACGGATAGAAGCCGCCAGCTGCTGGAGGCCCAGGCCGATTGCGGCGCTCATCGACAGGCCAACTGGATCGAACACAGCCTTGTTGGCGAGGTAGACATCCGGCGACAAATAGCCCTTGACGGAAATGGTTTTGGCGTTCGGGTTGTTCATGGTTTTTCTCCTTGTGATGCGGGTTACAGGAAAGGGTGAATCGATGTGACGATCAAGCGATCTACTCGGGCGGCGCCAGCGCAAAGCTCAGCAGCTTCTCGGCGTTCGGCGGACTGCGTCCGGCGCGGCCAGGACCGGCAACAGGATCCGTGGCACGGCGGTTCTCATGAGCGAGCTCCGGCCAGATGGTTGCCCAGTCAATCGGGAATAGCTCTTGCCGCGTGACTGCGCCATCGGTGGCCTTCTCGATCGGCGCTCCGAAGTGAACCGGCACCGGTCGCGTGCCATCGGCCCAGCGGCTTACATCTGGAGAGTGGGCGCCGATGGCCTTCGCCAGTGCCGCTGCCCGGCCGCGCTCCTGAGAAAGATAAGTTTTGAGGTCCATGTGACGATATTAGCCTAAGGCTAAATATTTAACAAGCCTTTGGCTCATGTATTTTTTTAGCCTTTCGCTATTTAATGCCGATATGAAAACAACAGAACAGATTCGCCGAGAGAACCTGCTCGTACTCGTCACCGAGTTGGGCTCGGTGAAGGCACTGGCTGAACAGGTCGATCGATCCGAGGCTCAGGTCAGCCAGTGGATCAATGGCTCTATCAACTCAGGTACAGGCAAGCCACGCGGCATGGCTGCCAGCTCGTGCCGACTCGTTGAAACGCGATGCTCGAAGCCTGTTGGCTGGCTAGACGCAGATCACGGTATTCCCAAGGAAGATAAGAAGTTTGATGAGAACGTTTCACCGGCGCGCCTTGGCGGCCGTCCAATTCCCGTGATTTCGGCCGTGCAAGCTGGCGCGCTGAAGGACATGGAAACGCCGTATTCTCCAGGCGCAGGCTTCGCGGTCGAGTACACCGACGACGAGAACCTGTCGCGCTGGGCATTTAGCCTCGAGGTCGAAGGAGAGTCGATGACGCCGGATTTCCGGCCTGGAGACCGCGTGATCATCGATCCTGACTTGGCGCCGAACCCGGGCGACTTCGTCGTCGCGAAGAACGGTGGTGAGCAGGCGACCTTCAAGAAGTATCGCCCACGCGGCATGGATGCGCGCGGAAACACGGTGTTCGAGCTGGTGCCGCTCAATGACGACTACGCTACCCTGCGCAGCGACACTGACCACCTGGTCGTGATTGGCGTGATGGTCGAGCACCGTAAGCGGTACCGCCGCTCGCGCTCGTGACCTGGGCGCAGGCTGAACTAGACGTCGTCGACCAGGTAGATTCGATCGCCGTGCGCGCTGTGAAGCTCCGGCTGCGCGCAGGCGTTTCCGGCTTCGAAGTCGAGCCGGATTGGGTAGGCGCGAAGCACGTGCATATGCCGACGCCAGCGGCGCGCGCGCTCGGCGCCGATGCTTCACGGCTGCTTGCCCTGCAAGTCGCTGACCGCGGACTGGAACCGCTGGTGTTCGAAGATGACTGGGTCGTGGTGGATACCGCCGACACAGCGAAGCGGAATCGCGAGGTCTACGCAGTGAATTGGGATGGCGAAGCGGTGGTGGCGCAACTGGTCCTGCGCGGCGGGCAGTGGTACTTGAACTTCCTCCACCCGGACTTCAGCCCGATCAACGTTCGCAGTGGGGGGATGAATGTGGTCGGCCGCGTGGTGTACCAGCCAGGCCGGCTGCTGACTGGGCGCTTGTAGGGGGGGCACAAGAATTGGTGAGATTTTTGCAATTGCTCAGCAGGTATACTCGCGCGAACCCTATCAATTTGAATCTACTTCGATCCACCCATGCGTAAATTTCTCTTTCTCGTTGCTTTCGCTCCCATTGTTTCCATCGCTGCCCCACAGCGCATTGCGCCGCCTGTTGAGCGAGTAGAAGAAATTCGGCAGTATTTTATTAAACCAGCAATAGGAGCGGTAGCTTCGGCCGAAGTTGGCGATTCGCTATACCAAGAAGGGATTCGGACTGTATCAAAACACTTCCGGGCGGTTTTGAAAACTGCCGCGGAGAGCAAGATGGACAATGGATACGTTTTATCCGTGCCTGCCGGCTCTGAAGGTCAAATGATGATGCGAAGGGATGGTACCCCTTTGCTCTGCTTTATGACGAGACCTACAGGCATGTTAGGTTTTTTCGGCGACGCGAATGTCGTCGGATGTCTCGTGGATAGCGATCGGAAACAAGTGTTCGATTTTTCTACCTTTGAGCAATATGACCGCTACTTTATGCTTTCGCAACACGTTCCATATGATGTAGCTACCACAGAGACAACAGTGGAGAGAAAGGATGACTTCTACGTAGACGTTCTTTATCAGGGTATGTCTAAAGGAGAAGTCAAAATATCGTATCGAGAATTTTCAAATGGTCTAGCGCGCCCGGCTTTCACTCAAGAAATATCTTACGAGCTTGAGCCAAACGGTACAGGAATTATTGGATTCAAAGGTCTTCGGATTAAAGTTCTTAAAGCAACTGGCCACAGCCTTGATTACGTTCTTGAGCAGCCCATGCCATCGCTGACAAAATACCGTGCCGTCGTACCTCCCGCAGTGACGCAATAGGGTTCGATTGCAAGCCAAAGAAGGCCTGCTTTCGTATTCCCAATCAAACTTTCGAAACGGCACGCTTAGATGCCGCCCACAGGAGGATTTCATGCAGCGAGAAGAGACTGATCGTTTCGAAGCCATATCCGAAGATGGCGAGGAGTGCACCATTGTTGAGTACACGCGCATGCTTGAGCGCGCGCCAATGTCTGGGGCAATCCAACGCATACCGGCGCCCCGCGAGTACTTCACCGACTCGGGCCTAGACGTGAATGCCCTTGGAGACGGCAATTTCGAAGTACTCCAATCGGGGAAGCGCTACACCCAACGACGATGACAACACCACGGCGACCACAAGCGCGGCCTGAACTACGCACTGAGGTACGGTGAGCGTCAAGGAAAGGGGGGATCAAGAGGGTAATTGCCCCCCAGCAGGCAGTTTCGCCAGATTTCACGCCTCAGAAAGCACTTTTGTAACAGGCAAAGACGCGCCACACCCATCCTGCGATAATGGCGCCGAGGTGTGAAATGGACAATATAGAATTACTAACATTCAGAATTGATAGCCTGTCGCCGGACACTATACCCATGGCTCGTCTCGCTGAGTACCTGAAGGAGCTTTCAGCTCTATATGGTAGCGAGGACCACGTCCATTTTGCGGGCTTAAGCCGGGGCAGCGTCAAGTTGGCAGCTCAGTTGGATGAGCCAGTGATAGAGCAAGTGCGAGCGCGATTGACGCTGGTCAAGTATGGGGCGCCGCCGCCTGATGCGCTGCGGGCCTATACAGCCTTGGGTAAGCTATTGAAGCGGGACAATGCTGCAGCAACCATCTACGCTCAACAGGGTGAGAACATTCTCGTGTTTCCTGGTAGAGATACGACTCCCGAAGAAACCATAACAATAAGTCAGCCCACGACAATCGATGGGGTCGTGATAAAGATTGGTGGGCGCGACGATACAATTCCAGTGCACGTCCAAGACCACGACGGAACCATCATACGGTGCGTTGTAAAAGGCTATACCGAGGCAAAGCGTCTCGCGCAGCACTATTTGGACAAGCCAATCAGAATTCACGGAAATGGGAAGTGGATCCGTGGCCCGGCTGGCTGGAGAATCGAAAGTCTCGCAATCCAAACGTGGGAACCTGTCGAGGATTTCATTGCTGAAGACATCCTCGCGCGGTTCCATAGGATTGATAACAATGCATGGCTGGACCACGCTGATCCAGTTGAAGAATGGCGACGAGTGCGGGGACTAGATTGATACTTCTTGACGCGAATTTTCTTATCACACTCGCTCAGACCTCCACAGATGACGTGTGGTTGCAGTCGTTCTTGGGTTCACTTGGCCGCAGGCATACTATCGGAATCCCAGCGCCGTCTTGGGCTGAGTTTTTGAGCGGATCAGGGAACGCCGCCTCCGCCTTTTCAAAAGTTGTCCGAAGCAAAAGCGGCATACAGGTTATTCCCTTTGATGAAATGTCGGCCATCGAGTGTGGCTTCATTGACCAAAAAATACGCGCGAAAACTGGTAACAAAAAGGGCGCCTCAACCGCCGCCTGGCAGAAAATCAAGATAGATCGTCAAATTCTAGCTATCGCAGCAGCTCGAAAAGTAACCGCCGTGTACACTGATGATGATGGATTGATAGCCGACGCGGAAATTATTGGCATTACTACGATCAAAATGTGTGACATTCCCCGAGTTCCTCAACAGCTCCCGCTTCTGAAAACGACTAACGAGGAATGAGCGGTCCCTACGCCTTGGTACTGCTGAACGCAGCCTAAAGCCCACTCAATCTAGCAGTCAGCGGGAAGCATGCGTACACGATTGCATTTTGGCGGACGAATCGCGAATACTTCAACAACAGCTACTACTGCTGGCCACAAAGACGTGACCGGATCCTTGATTCATCTTTTGCGGGATACTGCAACGCTTAATAGTTTCCTCCAAAATCTGCACCAGACAGGCTCCGACACGCTTTCTTCGCGGTAGACCGGTGTGCGCGGACGATGCGGCGCGAAAGGTCTTCAAGCATGGCTTGCGTGATCTCCCATGCCGCCGTGGCTCGCCATCCAGCTCGACAGCGGTTTTTTCCCTCTACGGTGCTGGACGGCGCATGCGGTATCGTCGCGCTCGGCGTAGTACAAACCCTGCACTTCCCTTCACTGCGGCCGGCGTGCACGATGGAAGTGTCAACTGCTGCGACACCGCGGATTTGCTCTTCTCTCGAGCGCGCGCTACCTTTTCGTCGGCGGCCCGGCGCGCGGCTTCGGCACAGGCCACCAGCTGGGTGAGCAGATCATCGTCGATTTCCACGATGCCGTATCGCCTAGGCCAGCCCGCCTGCAGCGGGTACGGGATGCCCAAGAGGGCCGCCTCGACCCGCGTCAACGCCTTTGCCTTTGTTCCCCTCTGCGCTAAATAGCCCGACAGGGTCAATTTTTTCGCCATTTGCGGCCTTTTTTCTTTTTGCACCTTGCATAGGTACTAACAACACCGAATAGAGGTACTGCTTCTTCTGTATCTGCTCATCCTCTGACTTCAACCCAGTCTGGGTTTCGTACTATCGGGGGCTGGGACGAAGACTCAGCTTTCCTGTCGAACGCGGAGCCTTTACGTATTAGATCGGTACGCCGTCTACTACGACTCGTCAGCCTTGCCGGTCCGCAGGTGCTAACTTCGCTGCCTACGTGCGTTTCTCAGACCATTCCCACAGTACGCCTATCCCCTCACCCCTGTCGGCGGTTCCCGACGAGTGAAGCGGCTGATGCCGTCAGCTCGGTTCTCAGGCCTGGGCACTGGCGGTTTCCCCTCCCTGCTTCAGGCATGCAATCAGCCAGACTCGGCCGATGGGCGCATCATAGCATCGAAAATAGCCTTAGGCTAAAGATAGTTGTTGCGGCTTTCTTAGCTTTAGGCTAAAGTTGACTCCAATGCAGCGAGCTCAGCACCTCATGAGCCGCACAACTGGAGAACCACAATGACGTGCAATTGCAAAAACGATCTCGAAGAAAAGCTGCTCGCTCGCTTCCAGGATGTGAGTCCCGAAGCTATCGGCCACGAGCTCTCGCTGACCGGCTATGCCTTCATCCTCGGCGACAAGCTGGAATACAAGGGCTGCATGAAGATCGAGGCCGTTGCCGACTTCCCTCTACGCAAGGGTGGTTTCAAGCGCAAGACGCAGACGCAGAACATGATCTTCACCTTCTGCCCTTTCTGCGGGGTGAAGTACGAGAGCGAAGAGGTGGCCGCGCTGGCCCGCGCCGACAAGGTGTCGGCATGACCCAGCAATACGACACTGAGTACCTCGGCCAGGCGATCGACGAAGAGATCGAGCTTGCCCTGCTCGACAAGAAGCTAAAAGGCGCCAAGCCGCGCAGCCTCTACTTCGACGTGCCGGTGCACCAGAAGGTGAAGCCGGGATCGCTGATCGGGATGTACGGCGGCCTGCAGTCGGTCGACCTTCCCCGCTACCGCCGCAATCCGCGCGACGCCGGTGAGCTGTGCATCCGCCGCGGCGTGAGCGTCAAGCACGACCACGATGAATTCAGCGTGTCGGCGTATGGCGGCAACAGCCGACGCGCGGTGACCGAGTTCTACGGCGCGCACCCTGACGTCGGCGCCGCCACCATGGCCGCGATCACCCGCGCCGCCATCCAGATGCTGACCGAGCAGCGCGACGAACTGGCCGCGCTCAACCCTACCCGCTCGACTTCGAGCCGCCGGCCCGGCGCCAGGGGAACCCGCAAACAGAAAGGCAACCCATGAGCTTTAAGAAAAACCAGCAGGTGATCGCAGCCACCGTCCGCGGCGTCGAGCGCGCCGGCACCTTCGTCGCATTGCATTCCAGCACCAAGGGCGACTGGGCCGAGATCAAGCCCACCGACGGCAAGCCGAACTTCAAAACCCGCCCTTCCCTGGTGAAGCCGGCCTGACACCGCACCACCCAGCAGTACCCATCGCCCGGCACGACCGGGCTTTGGCACTGAAAGCACCCAACAACTACGCCCAGGAGATCGCCATGCGCTTCCGCATCACCATCTGCACCGCCGCCGGCGCGGCGCCCAGCACCTACACCGCCATCGGTGATCGCGACGCGCTGATCGATGCTGCCTACGAAGCCGGCGCCCTGGGTGTCACCCTGATCCTCGATCGCTGACCCGGCGCCGCGCGCCCACCACCACAAGGACAACCGATGTTTTTCAAGAACCTGCAGCTGTACCGCCTCCCTGCGCCGTGGTCGATGACCGCAGAGCGCCTTGCCGATTATCTCGCTCACCAGGCCTTCGCGCCGGCGTCGAGCAACGAATTGCTGCGCCAGGGCTGGTCGGCCCCGCGCGGCGCCGGCGAGCCGCTGGTCCACGCGGTGAATGGCCAGTTCCTGCTGAAGCTGACCACCGAGAAGAAGATCCTGCCGGCGAAGGTGATCGCCCAGGTGGCGGCGGCGCGCGCCGACGAGCTGGAGGAACAGCAAGGCTTCCGGCCCGGCAAGAAGGCGATGAGGGATCTCAAGGAGCGCGTAGCCGATGAGCTGCTGCCGCGCGCGCTATCGGTGTCGAACTCCACCTGGGTGTGGATCGACCCACGCAACGGGTGGCTGGTGGTGGATGCCGCCAGCCCGGGCAAGGCTGACGATGTCGTCAAGCTACTGCTGAAGGCGGTCGACAAGATGCCGCTGGAATCGCTCCGCGTGCAGCGCTCGCCGGTGGCGGTGATGACAGGCTGGCTGGAGGCCGACGAGGCGCCCTACAACTTCACGATCGACCAGGACGCGGAGCTGCGCGCCACGGGCGAGAGCCGGGCCGCGGTGCGCTACGTCCGCCACACGCTCGAGCCGGGCGACGTCGGCGCCCACATTGCCGCCGGCAAGCAGTGCACGCGCTTGGCCATGACCTGGAACGACCGTATCAGCTTCGTGCTCACCGAGCAACTGGTGGTCAAGGGCATCAAGCCGCTCGATGTGATCCGCGAGAGCGAGAACGTGGTCCTGAACGATGCAGAAAGCTTCGACAACGGCTTCGTCCTGATGTCCGGCGAGCTGGGCAAGCTGCTGGCTGACTTGGTCGAAGCGCTGGGTGGCGAGGTTCGAGCATGACCCGGCGCCGCGTTCGGCGCGCGTTCGGCGCCGGCGGCGACGGCCAAACGGATCAGGACCGCCAGGCCATCCGCACCTATCGCGGCAACCGCGGCTCGCCCCGCTACTACAGCGACCTGAAAGCGATCGACAGCAAGGCCCCATCCACCCAACCGGACGACACGAAAAAATGACATCGACCACCACCATGGAAGCACCGGCCCAAGCCACCCCGCGCCGCCGCGTCGACGACATGCTGCTGCCTGACCGTCCGCTGGACTGGGATGACGAAGGCACGCCGCTCGCGTCGACCACCGTCGTGTACCTGTACCGCCCTCGCGCCGAGCAATTCAAGCGCTGGGCCGACATCCGGACGCAAGAGCACCTGCTCGACGTCCAGGCGGCGCCGGATCGCTACGAGCTGCGCACGCTGTTCACCGTGCCGGTTGACGAGCTGTCCCGCTCGCCACTCGCCCTGGTCGCAGCCGCGGCAACGAAGCTCGACATCATCCGGGCCGGCACCGGCGCCGCCATCGCCAACATGCGCGCGGTCGCCCGCGAGATTGCGGAGCTGCCATGAGCGAGCACCAGCTGCGCGCCATCTGGCGCAACACGGTCGCCGTGCTGGCGTGGGTCGGCGCCTGCGCCACTGCCATCGTCACCGGGCTGCCGCAATGATCCGCCGCATTGCCCAGGCGCTGGTCTTCGTGCTGGCCTTCCTGATCATCGTGGCTGAGGTCCAGCGCGCAGAAGATGCTGCAGCGGCGCGAAAACGCCCTCTTCTACGAGGCCCGGCCGTGACCTACGAAGAAATGCGCTTTACGCATCAGTGCCCCGAGCGCTTGGCCCAGCGCCTGTTTGCCGATCTGGAAGAGTCCCGGGCGGAAGTGGCGCACCTGCAATCCGCACTGGCGGCCGCGAACGCGATGCACACGATGGAGCAAGCCCTGCGCGCCAGGGCAGAAAACAAACTGGCAGCGGCCACCACCACGGCGCCGCGCCGTGCATACCGACAAGACGAGGAGAAATGATGAGCAACGAAAGCAACAGCCCTGTGTCGATGGATGACGTCGCGCGCTACTTTAATGCGCCGGCGGCGCTGGCAGCGCTCACCAACGCCGAGATGATCCCCACGCTGACCGAGGTGCACTCCTGGGCGCGCGATCTGCCGATCCCAACGAGGGGCGCTTGCTCGGCAATGCAGAAGGTGCGCGCCGTCCG